TCCAAGAGTATCGCCATACAAGAAGACACAATAAGGATACTGAGAAACACAATAGCAATACAAAACAGAACGATATGGATTCAAACTAGTGCATTGATAATTATAACAATTATCAACTTAGTAAGATTATTTTTTTAAAAGAATGAAAAAGACTGAGGTTAACATTGAACTGAATGTACATGAATTAGATATCATACTCAAGGCACTTGAATTAGTGGAGAGTATTGATGAGATACAGATCAATCGATCATCAGGTAGTATTGACACATTGTATGATCGATTGTATGATTATTATGCCACATTAGACACAACAAACGTCGAACTCAATTACGAATCTTATGTTGACCAATCTTTCTAAAGTCACTCCACAAACAAATCCAGAGTTATGGTATCAATGGTATGCGGTAGTTAAGGAGGATGCTCCTGAAGTATTGGATGAATTTATTGAAAACACCGCGGCAAAGATGGAACTGACTGTTGATTACTTTACTGCGGAGTTCTTATGAAGTATGTGTATTTGATTGATCATTGGTCTTTATCAGGGTTGATTGTGCTCATTGCAGAGAATGATATGAGAGCATTTTCTCTTGTGATTGCGGATCCAGAGATTAAGTTTCAGGAGGGTGATACTGATGCACTGATGAATGAGATTACAAATGCCACAAAGTTAAAGTTGTCTGATGATTATGAATGTGGTATAATTAGTGCAATGGTAATCGAATAGTATGGAAACTCCGTTATACAAAATCGAAGAAGAATCAACATCAGGGTGGGAGATAGTAAAGGTATTTCTTACAAAGCAAGAGTGTAAGGAAGAGTATACTAAGTTACTGAATGATGGTGTTAATCCTAAAAGAATTAAAATCACCAGAGTATCATGATTGATTTCCCACATCTACCACCCGAAGGTTATTCTTACTCATATGAACCATTCAATGCAAGGTATGATGCCATATGGATAATTAATCATGGATTGTTCTCTTATAGAAATACACCACCCAAATCAATATGGGGTTTTTATTCGACAAAGAAGGGAAAGTATTATGCGCCAATCAATTCAAAGAAGGTAGGTAAGGAAGTATCAATTAAGGATACGACTCCTTATACTTCGATGCAAAAGAATCTAAATCCATTAGAAGCAGTATTGTTCTCATGACTTATCAACCAAAGGTGAATGATTATGTAAGATGGAATAAGAATGGTGTCATTCATGAAGGATGGGTCTACTTTGTTGATAGTTTGTATATTACGATTGAGACAGGAGTGAAACCAAAACCAAATTGTGAGTATACCAGAGAAGAGAAGCATAAGTTCATTCATACTTTGTTATTGTGTTATCCGCATCAGTGGAAGGATCTTACTTATGTGAAGAGTCGAAAGAGTGTTTATGATAAGTAAAAGTAAATGAGAAATCACTATAAAAAGATACTTTTTCCGGTTACTTTGTACCATACAAATATTAGAGAAAATTCCGTAATTCAAAGGGAAGTATTATCTAATATTCAAGAATGCTATGAGAGTAAAAATCTACAAATTCCCGATGGATGGTTAACAGATAAATTAGTGACATCATTTGATGATGATGAATTAAATCATAAAATTTTTGAATCAGAAAAAATACATAACACATATATCAAATATATTGGTTCAATTTTTGATAAACCAGTTAGTTTTTCATTAGAAGATATGTGGTTTAATTATTATATGAGTGGAGAATATCAGGAAGAGCACTGTCATATTAATAGTTCACCATTTCTTACTCCCGTACATTATTCATGCGTACATTATTTAAAATTTGATAATGAGGTTCATCAATCGACTGTATTTCATGATCCTATTTCAACATTAAGAGCACATTCATTTGAGATGGAATCAAATCATTATAATGAAAAATGGTCACCACAAGTAAAGGAAGGAGATTTATTAATTTTTCCATCTTATTTGGTACATCATGTAGAGAAATCAGAACCAACACCAAATAATCCACGTATTACAATAGCATTTAATTTAAGGATAACATCATATGGAAATGAAGAATCATATCAAATACGATGATAATTTTCTGAGTCAGGACAATTATGAAATTGTTATGGACTATTGTTTAAATGCGAATTATTTTTATGGTGAGAGTGATGATTATGGTCTTCCACCTACAGGAATGATTAGTAAGGTAAATGAGGATGATAATGTATATAAAATCTTTCGAAGTTCAATTGAGAGTAAGTGCTCTTTTTTAGATAGGAGTTTATTTTATAGGATGTATGTCAATTGTTTTGCACCAAATGAACAGGCATATTTTCATCAAGATGGTGAGGGAATTACATTTTTATATTATGCAACAGAAGAATGGAATCTTCAGAATGGAGGTGAGACACAATTTTATATTGATGGGAATATTATAGGAGTACCACCAATATCAAATCGTTTAGTAATGTTCGATGGAATGATTCGGCATCGTGCGACATCATTTCGGGATCAACATCGTTTTACGGTTGCAATTAAGTATGGTTATAATAAATAAAAAAAAGTGTTATAGATATGGCAATCAGCAAAACAAAAACATCACATTTCACATCTGGTGCCGGTAATCCGATTTCATTTTCTGAAATTCGTACCGAATATGGTGGAAGTACAAATAATATCAAGGCGAGCACATATTTAAGAAATACTGGTGATGATGTTGATTGGGATGGACTTAATGCATCATCAATTAGTCCAAGGATACCAGATGCAACAGAAAATAGTGATGTTACTTCAAATAATGACTGGACGGTAAATTCATTAAGAGACACGATTAGTAAGTATGTTGTAACACAAAGTTCTGAAAATACTAAATTAGGTTACAGTGCTTCGGATAGTTCAACATGGAATAGTAATCTATCTAAGAATGTACCAAAGGATTTTAATGTGAATGGTACTGTTAAATCTGATACTACCAGTGATGATGCACTTGTATTTGATGGTGATTTATATAATTTAGATATCAATGTAAGTGGTGCGATTTATGGTGGAGGTGGTGCGAAAGATTCAGATGGTGGAGATGCATTATATGTGAATAACACTTATACACAGAGTAATGTTAAGTTAAAAATCAATTCAAACGGAAAGATTTGGGCTGGTGGAGGTGGAGGAACCGATGGAACAGATGGAACAGATGGAAGTAGTTTATCGTGTTATGTTTTTAATTTTCCACCGGCGCAATCGAATCCTTGTGGAGATTTAACAACTTTAACTCAAAATCCAAATGGAGTGAGAAGTCGTTGTCGTGGTGGATCATATCGAGCGAGTCAATCTTGGAATCAATTTAATAGAACAGGATATCATTGTGGGAATGGTAATACCTTTACATGCCGAGGAAGAACTAATACTACTGTTACTGGTGGTCCCAAAGGTAATAAAGGAGAGGGAGGATTGGGAAGAGGGTTTGCAAACCGTAATGCTGATATAACTGTTTCACCACATATTGGTAATCCAGGTAATAGTGGTAATACGAATGTGTGTAATCAGAATGGTAATAGTTCAACGGGTAATAGTGGTAATAAGGGTAATAGAGGAGGAGATTGGGGACAGGGTTCTACGAATACAAGTGGTGGAAAAGCAATTCAAAAGAAAGGTGTTCAAGTATTCGGAAAATCATCAAATACTGTAAAGGGTAGTATTATTGATATATAATATTAAATTTTATGGTATAATAGAAGAATGTTTCGTGATTTAGTATTCAAGTTCATGGATGAATTCTTTCTTCAAGAAAGAGATGAACCATTTTATGCATCAAAGAATTGTCAAAAAGAACGTTGGGATTTATGTCAATCATGTGAACACTTTGATGAACCTGAAGAAGGGTGTCGTGCCTGTGGATGTTATTTGCCACATAAGATCAAGGATCCATTTGGTGATTGTCCATTGGATAAGTGGATATCAAATGATGAAGAATGGAAGAATACACATTATGAACAACTTAAATCAATTATTATAGAAAAGTACCCCGATTATGAACACATCATACGAAAGCACGAAACTCAAGGGTGAGTATTCACAATTCATAGGGTCATATTCGAATATGTATGATGATGAATTTTGTGATAGTATTATAAAGACATTTGATTATTATCAATCAATTAATAATGATGTTTATTGTGAAGATACACAGTTTAATAACTCCAATGCCGGAAGATTTGATTGGGCATGTGATTTAAATTCGATGGGTCCTTCATTAGATTATGATCCAGTACCAAGATTATATGAACCAATGAAAGAATGTCTAGAAGAGTATTCACAAGTCTTTGGTACATTAAAAGAAATACCAACATATTCAATTGTTCAAAAGGTACAGAAGACACCACCCGGAGGAGGTTATCATGTCTGGCACGATGAAAACTCAAATCTTGAACATTGTACGAGGTTAGTAGTATGGATGGTTTATTTGAATGATGATTTTGAAGGTGGAGAAACTGAGTTCTTATATTATAAGAGAAGAGAACAACCAGAGAAAGGAAAGTTATTGTTATGGCCAGCAGGTTATACACATACACATCGTGGAGGAATGGTATTAAAAGGGAATAAGTATATAATAACAGGATGGTTTTATCTGGGAGGATACTAATGAAAGAAGAAGAAAAGTTTCCTTCTATTGATGAACAAGGAAAGAACTTAGCAAAGTTTACATTTGAAGTAGTCAAGAATGTAATTGATCTATCACCTAGTAATGAGACTAAGTTACTTCTATCAAAGGAAGAACAGAAGGAAAGGTTAGATGTATGTAAGAAGTGTGATTATTATAGTGTAAGACAGAATAGGTGTAGACAGTGTGGTTGTTATTTGTCTCATAAGGTGAAGTTTGGTGTAAGTCGGTGTCCGATAGATAAATGGTAATCTAATAAGAGTGTACTGAAGAGTATCTATGAGACAGATTAAGAACTGTCACATCTAACCCCCATAGGGCATCTAGGTGCCCTATACTAAACACATCAACCAAAGGAACCAAATGATCGATTTCTGCATTATTGAAGTTTCGTGGGATGATGCAATCAAGGTACAAATCAGCCCAGCAGAGCAGGCACGTCTTGATCGCATTGAACTTCAAAACAAATCTGCCGACAAACTGCAAGAAGATTTGGATAATCGGTGGTCAGTTGCTTAACTGTCCACTAACCCACCCACAGGGCACTCAAATGCATTATACTAAACACATCACAATCAAAGAACCTCAATTATGGATTTTGGAATTCTTCTACAGGCAATTGGTTGTGTAGCAGTTGCCCTGTTTTTTACTGGTCTTTTTGTTGGATGGGTTGTTTTTGTAGTGGAAATGATTGAAAATCGTGTCTTACAAGGAATTATTGGTCTTCTTCCTCTTATAACAGTCCTTACCATTCTGAAATATCATATGCTTGCCAATTCATAAAATGAAGTACACAATTGATTCAAATGAAATCTATGCAACAATACTATCAAGTGTTGAAGTGTTAGTTGTTGATCATTCACCATATAATGACAATGGTGGCACTGTTAGTCATAGAGAGATTAGGTCAGAACTAACTCACTGCTCTATAGGTTTGTCATCAGATGGCAAAACTTTAACCATTCATACTCACTAACCCACCCACAGGGCACTCAAATGCCTTATACTAAACACATCAGCACGGGACATCACCAATGAGTAAGTTTTTCGTGGATTGTAATAATCAAACTTCATTTTCACTTGAACATGTTGTGCAATTTAATAAGTCATTGACATTCACCTCAATCCAACCAAAGTTTAGGATATTACCAAATATTGAAGTCACTCTTATTACTGATGGAATAAAAGCCGAAGCAAGAATTTTATTTGAGGAAGGTCAGGAAGAATTAAGAAATGCCGAGTTCATACGATTAAGTAATGAACTCAATACATTAACAATCACCTAATTCACAAAACATCATGTTCAAAAAACTATTCTCTAACTTCAAAACAGAAAAGGAATTAATTTTACATATCATTGATCGATATCCATCTGAATCACTTACAAAAGAGTATGATAAGTTTGCCCGTAAAGAATGGAAAGAGAAGTATTATGAAAATGGTATTCCATATCAAATATACAGATGGGATAGTTGGTTTATGAAACATCTTGCACAAACATCTGATGATGAAGATATCATTCGTGCTCTTTATAGAATTCGTCATTCCCGTCTCTTGTCGGATTCCCGTTATTTGTCTATGTCTGTAAATAAAAATCTTCCTGATGATATATTTAAATATTGTCTTTATAGTCTTGATGATGACATAAAACAATTAACACGTATGTCAAAGGTAGAGTATAAGATTAATGGAGAGATTAGAAATACAAAGATTATTAATCATATTAATGAATTAATTGCCATGAAAAGAAAGAAGAAAGAAGATAAGACGAAGGATAAACTTAGGGCATTTCTGATTACTGCTGATGCGACTAAGAGTGTATTGACAGGTAAATCTATTGGTGATGTAGTAGAAGCAACTATCACTGAGGATGTAGATGATAAGGTGCTTGATTATATGAACAAACTATTGGGTGAGGTAAAGTGAAGTAATGGGTAATTTGTATCGATCCCCCTTGCGGGGTTGAGATACAAATGCTTCGTAATTTGTATCGATTGTTACATTATAGGTTAAAAAATAGGTTTTAAATGG